GGGGTGCCGTATCTAAAACGAACATAGTCTCCTCCTGTCCACTGAGCCTCAGCTCCGGTAGGGGTAACTTGTTTATTGAATCCGGGTAAAAAGTTTACTTTTTGTAGCATAGAAAATCCGTTTAGGACAAATTATACTATATTTTTAGTGAGATCAACTGAACTTTAATCTTTTATACAGCATTAAAACTAATTACGGTTCTGTCTTTATAAAAATTCTTGTCGTGATTAGAACCATGTTTTAACCAACTTGGAAATATGATTAAATCTCCTTTTTTAGGATTAAAGAAATACCACTCATAACTGTAATCATTTAAAGGTTCTTTTTTATTAGTACAAGAGGCAAAAGGATTGGGGTTATGGAAGTATAATTTACTGGCTTTTTGGCCCATATTTATAAAAAGACCTCCAGATAAAATACAGTTAGGATGGATATGTTCTTTAAGAACACTTTCTTCGTCTTGAATATTGAACCAAGAGTTCTTAATTTTATTGGCAATTTTAATTCTAGACTGGTTAGAGTACTCTTGCAGGGGTTTATTTAGATCCAGAGAAAGCTCTGACAAAATGCATGTACCATGCCCATGAGTAGATTTTCCTTTTCCCCCCACAGTGTAGTGATCATAAATTTTTTTAGTCTTTAATAATTTAAAGATTTTATCACACTCTTTAGAATTTATAAATTTAGGAAAATACAAGACTAGTGTAGGAAATAATGAAAATTTTTTCATATTCAAAGTTTTGTTTTTTTTAAATTCCTAAAAAGAGAGTGTCCAGGGTGTTTGGTGGAGTCTGAACACTCTCTCTTTAAGAATATCATTTTTTAAACCAATGAGGAAGTCCCAAATGGGGTCGTTTATCAAAAAGGTTTTGTGACGAACCTGGGGTTTTCTCATTGTTATAATGTAAAAAAACTTGTCCACAAGATTTACCTTTAAATTTATTTCTCCAATGTTCTAAGTCAAGACCTCTATAAACCAACATGTCTCCTGGTTTTAAATCAATTCTAACCCCTTTATTACCAATAATCTTATAAGGAACATTTTCTGGTTGAGTCTCTGTATTCGTAGGATCAAGATATATAGACCAATCTTCACCGCCCAACTTCATAGTAGTAGATATTTCACAACTAAACCTATCCTTATGTCTTTTTAAGACGTCTCCTTTTTTATACATTCTTGCATAAGTATAAGCAGGTTGGAGTTTTAATCCTGTGGTCTTTTCCATAATCGGCTGACACTTCAACATTAAAGTCTCCGCGACTATGTCTGCATAATTAAAATAAGTATTGGGCATCTGCCCATTCGAAGGTTCATATGCTCCTAATAAAGTTTCAAAAGGACTCAAATATCTTTCTGCTAAACAAGTATCGTAAACCTGTTTTTTCATTAAAAAATAATTATAAATAAATTCTGCCAGATCTTTTGAGACAGCTTCTCTAATAACTACATATTTATTTTTTTTAAAACTCATAATCCGTAATTAAAACTAATACTAATTCTTTTCTTTTTATTTAAATTGGGTTTAACAAAATGTTCTAAGTTAGCAGGAAATAAAACACATAAATTTTTAACAGGATTTACTGTCCATACACTTGAATTATATTCATTATATCTATTTGCTCTTTCTTCGTACATTAAACTTATTAATTGATCATTTCTTTTAAAAACAATTTTACCACAGTCTTTAGGGGTTTCTATATAAAAAACACCTGATACAACTATGTTCATACATGATGCAGCTAGATGAAAATGAGGTGTATTAAAAGAGTCTTCGTAATTAATATTATACCAATAACTATGCAATCTTAAATTGTGTCGATACTCTATTTTATTTTTAACTTCTTCTACTGCTGTGTTTAAAACATTAAATAAAGGTTTTGTATAAGAATTTGTTTCACCAAAATTTTTACTTTGCCAACCACCATAGTTACTAATTTGTCTACCTTTTTTATCAATTTTTTTAGTTTTATTTATATGATCGCTAAGAGAAGACAAATTAATATTGAATTTTTTAATATATAAATAGGTACTAAAAATATTTGTAAAAGTCATAATCTAAACTTTAAGAGTTTTTGAACCAAAACCGGTTCTGTTCGTCAATATCTTTAGCCATTTCTTTTGGTATAGCGGTTATGTTCCAATGAATAAATCTAAAAGGTTCTTTGCCATGATCAACTGCGTATTCATGTTCCAAATATCCTGGAAATATAATTAAAGTTCCTGGCTTGGGCTTAAAATGAAGGACTCCAGTCCCATGAAATATCCCTTTTAATTCTGGTTTCATATTTAATTTAGTAGCTCTTGCACCTGTTCTTGGATCATGAAAAATAGGATAAGAAGTTTTATCGGAACATTTTAAAAAATAAAATCCCGATACATGCTGATTCTGATGAATATGAGCTGAATGACTGCCCCCACCTTTTTTAGAAAATTCTTGAACCCACAGTTCAGAAAACATGATTTCATATAGTTTCATATCGTAGCCATGCTGGTCTAAAAATTCCCAAGACTTTTGTCCTATATAATTTCTGAAATCTAAAAAATCATTATTTCTGGTTAATGAAGTTGAATGATAACTGTTTCCAAAATCTCCATATTTTTTAATATAATCTTTTTGGGTTTTTCTAGCTTCTTGAATATATTTATTACTGGCTTTATTTAATGATTTAACAAACTCAGGTTTATCTTCGGCCCATATCGGAGTTTTAAAATATTCATTGAAATCCATTACTTAAATGGATATCCCAAATGCCATACGACAAGTGAATATCTTACTCCTCTGGTTACTGGTTTAACTCTATGCCAAATAAAGCTAGGAAAAACAACAATAGAACCTTTAGGCAATATTTCTGTTGCTTTTTTCAAATGTTTAGATTCATCCCTCATTTGAGGTGAATATTGTCTAAAATCAAATTCTAGTTCTCCACCAGAATATTCCGAACCGTCAGTTAATTGACAGGTCATAGATAGTTTTCTTATCTTCCCATGAGAAGGAGTTTTAGGTTCATTATAACCTTTGTCCCAACTATCACAGTGCCAATCATAATATTGATTAAGTTTATACTTTGTAAATTGACAGGGTTCAGATCTATCCCATTCAAAATTCCACCCAGCATTTTTATTGGCTCGATGAACATAGGGGTGTATTTCCTTATAAATCCAAGTGTCATGGAGCCACACTAGATCAGAGTTTCTTTTGTAGTTTTTTTTATTTAAATTTTTATCTTCGCCCCAACCACCTGTAAGACCCATTGTTTCTTTTTTCTCTAAAGCATATTTAATAACTTCATCACAAAACCTAGGAGTTAGTGCAGATTTAAAACACCAAAAATAATTAAATAAATTCATAAGTAATCGTTTGTATAAAATTAAGTGAATCCTTTTGATGATTGGTAATATAATACATTTGTGTAGAGGGGAACATGATAAATTTATTATTGGTCAGAGGTATGTCCCAACTTCTTCCTGCTTTTCTATTGGCATCATAGTGGATTCTAACACTACAGTCTTTAACCTTCACCCCGTATAACAAAGTGTAATCAGGAGAGTTTCTTAAATCTACAGGATCTATATTAAGTAAAGGAATGCTAGTTTCGTGGGGGGAGTAGATATTACCCCACGTTTTTTTATTTACTAATGAAAGATTATATTCAAGTCTAATGTGCTCCCTGATATAGGCATTCAACTTATCCCAAGTTTTTGAGGGTGGAAATTTTTGGTTATGTATTTGATATTGTAAAATCTGATGGGCTAATTCGATAGGATCTATTTCCCAATCTTTTGGCATTGAAACATCGCCATGATATAAAGCTATTTCTGATAATACTTTCTTTTCCATATCCACCAGTCATGGTTTATCTTATTCTTTTTAAATTGTCTAGGCTAGAGGGTTAAACAAATCCCAAGATTGAT